CGAGCGAAGGGCAAGCCGGACGCTACGGCGCTGATCGGTTGCCGGGTGTCGGACGGTCACCTGTTCACTGTTGGGGTCTGGGAGGCCCCGGACGACACCGCGACGTGGCCGGACTGGCAACCGCCGCTCGTCGAGGTCGAGACGGCGGTCGCTGACGCGTTCCGTCGGTGGAACGTCGCAGCGTTCTACGCGGATCCGGCGAAGGACTGGCGATCGACGGTGAACACATGGGAGGCCACCTACGGCGCCCGGGCCACCGTGAAGGTGTCGAAGGACCACCCGTTCGAATGGTGGATGTCCGGTGGCCGCACCGGGCTGATCCAGCGGGCGGTCGAGCAGTTCGACGGGTCGATCCGCAACGCTGCGCTGGCCATCGGCAACGTCGAGACGCCGGAGCTCACCCACGACGGCTCCTACGCCCTCACCCGCCACGTGCTCAACGCACGCCGGCGGACCCGCGGCGGGAAGCTCACCGTCGCCAAGGAGCACGACTACAGCTCCCGCAAGATCGACGCCTGCGTGGCGGCGATCCTGGCGTGGCAGGCACGGCTCGACGCAGTGAGCAGGGGGGTGACCGCCCCCGACGCAGAGATGTACCGGCCTCGCCGACTGAGTTGACCCTTGGGGGTGAGCGCGTGATCGACACCAGCTCGCCCGCCGGGGCACTCCTGCAGAAGATGGCGACGGATCTCAGCGATCGTCGGGCGCATCTGACGAACCTCGAGGACTACTACCGGGGCGTCAACGGCATCCCCGTCCACGCCGGCCGGCACGTGCGGGAGTCGTACCAGCGGCTCATGCAGATCTCCCGGCTCAACCTGGCCCGCGTGATCGTCGAGGCGACCCGGGAACTGATGGAGCCGATCGGGTTCCGCACTGGCGCCGCCGGCGACGAGGGTGGCGACGCTGAGGCGTGGCGGATCTGGCAGGCGAACAGCCTCGACGCCGACCACATGCTCGTCGACCGGGCGACGTTGTCAATGGGTCGAGCGGCGATGATGGTCGGGCCCGTCGACCCGGAGATCGGCGCCCCACTCATCACGGCGGAGGACCCTCGGGAGGTCATCGTCCGTCACGACCCGCAGCGCCGGCGGAGGGCGACCGCTGCGCTCAAGCTGTACGTCGACAAGGACGCAGGGTTCGACCGGGCAGTGTTCTTCCCCCAGCCCGGATGGATGGTCAAGGCCTCTCGAAAGCGGGCATCAGGCGACACCGGCTCCTGGGTCGAGGACGTCTCCATGAGCGGCTGGACGCTCGACGGCTCACCCGAGAAGCTCCCGGTGCCACAGGTACCGGTCGTCGAGTTCCTCAACCTGGCCGGCATCAACGGCACCCCCGAGGGCGAGTTCGAGGCACACCTTGCTGCGCTCGACCGGGTGACGTTCACGGTGCTGAACCGGCTCGAAGCGATGACGATGCAGGCGTTCCGTCAGCGCGGCATCAAGGGCCTCCCGAACGTGGATCCGATCTCCGGAGAGGAGATCGACTACTCGGGCAACTTCATGAACGGGCCCGGCGAGCTCTGGCAGCTGCCGCAGACGGCTGAGATCTGGGAGTCGGGCATCATCGACCTCGGCCCGATCCTGCAGGCCGAGAAACAGGACGTCGTCAGCATCTGCGGCGCGACGCAGACCCCGATCCAGTACCTGTTCCCCGACGACAACGGCGGCTCCGCCGAGGGCGCGCAGCTGAAGCGTGAGGCCCGGGCGTTCAAGGTCGCTGACCGGAACCGTCAGCAGGCCGAGTCCTACGAGCAGGTCATGGCGCTCGCCTTCGCGTACGCCGGCGACGCACAGCGGGCGTCGCGGGGCGACATGGAGGTCATCTGGGCGCCGACGGTGCGCTACAGCCTCGAGCAGAAGGCCGACGCCGTCGCCAAGTACCACGCCGCCGGCATCAGCCTGGAGACGATCGCTCGGGACGTGCTGCAGAAGTCGCCGCAGGAGATCGCCCGGATGCGCGGCGAGCTCGCAGCGCAGAGCCTGCTCGTCGGCGATGTCGATCAGGCCGACACCGGTGCCACTCTCTGAGTCCCAGGCCGTCACGGTCACGGAACGGTTTCAGCGGCGCCTTGCGTCGATCACCGACCGCACCACGGCAGCATCGCTACGGGCTTGGGAGCAGCTCGGCACATGGGACCGGGTCGACATCGCTCGATTCACCGACGCCACCTCGGACCTGTTCGTGGCGGCACGTACGGCAACGGCGAACACGTCAGCCGGCTACTACGCACTCCTCGCTGATCGACCCGCTGTGGTGCCCGCGGTGAGCACCGTGCCGGCGACCGACGCACCGTTCCACGCGTACTGGCACGCCCTCCGAGAAGGCAACGAGTGGACCGAGGCACTCGCCGCCGGCGGCCGGCGAGCCGAGTCCATGGCCGCCGACCTCGTCACCGGCACGTCCCGCGAGGTCGCGAACCTCACTTCTGGCACCGGCGTCGTCGGTTGGCGCCGAGTGCTCACCGGCAACAGCTGCACGTTCTGCTCCACCGCCGCATCGCAGCGGTACCGCTCGAACGACTCGGCCTCGTTCGGCCACGACCACTGCGACTGCATCGTCGTGCCGATCTACGGCGACACCGACCCCGGCCAGGTGATCAACGCACGTCACCTGGCAACTGTCGCCGAGGACGTTCCCGGCATCCGGGTCTGAGATCCCGCCCCGCACGGGGCACAACCAACCACCCGCACGGGAGGAACCCACCGTGAGTAACACCCAGCCGGATCCTGCACAGGAGCCGACGCCGAACGATCCCGCCGACGCATCCGACGTTCCGACCCCTGCACAGGGCGACGACGATCCGGTCGCCGAGGTTGCCCGCCTCCGTTCCGAGCTGCAGAAGGCTCGGAAGTGGGAGGAGCGAGCGAAGACGAACGCTGGAGCTGCGAAGGAGCTCGAGGGTCTCCGCAAGCAGTACGAGTCCGATCAGGAACGTGCTGTGCGTGAGGCTCGAGAAGCTGCTCGCAGTGAAGTGCTCGGCGAGCTCGGGGCCGAACGTGTCGCCGATGCCTTCCGAGTCGCGGCCGCCGGTCGTGGCCTGGATGTCGACGAAGTGATCGACGGGATCAACCTCGCCAAGTTCGTCGGTGAGGATGGCACACCGGACCGTGACGCCGTGGCGGCGTTCGTGGATCGGATCGCACCTGCGCAGGAGACGGCCCCGCCGGATCTCGGTCAGGGCGCACGCGGTGGTCAGCAGGTACCAGGCCTGAACAGCTCCCAGCTGCAGAAGGACCTCGAAGCGGCGCTCGGCATCCGCTGACCGCCTCACCCCCTAGATCCGTCCACAGGAGGACACCATGGCGATCACCGCCCCCACCAAGACCAGCGACCTCTCCGGGTTCATCACGCCCGCCGAGGCCGCTCCCATCTTCGAGCGGGCCGCCCGCACCTCCGTGGTGCAGCAGCTCTCTCCGCAGGTTCCCCTCGGCCCGTCCGGGGTGAAGATCCCCGTCATCTCGACCCGCCCCACCGCGGCGTGGGTCGGTGAGGGTGAGCAGAAGCCGGCCTCCGCCGGCAGCATCACCCCGAAGACGATCGAGCCGAAGAAGCTCGCGTCGATCTTCGTGGTCTCCGCCGAGGTCGCCCGCCTCAACCCGGCCCAGTTCGTCACCCGGATGCAGGGCAGCTTCGCCGAGACGTTCGCCGTCGCGTTCGACCTCGCCGCGCTGCACGACGTCGGTCCCGACGGCTCCGCCGGCGCCGGCCCGTTCTCCACCTACGTCGCCCAGACGACGAAGACCCAGGAGATCGGCGCGACCGCCCAGAACGCCGGCGGCGTCTACGGCGACCTGAACGCGGCGCTCGGCAAGGTCGTCAGCGGCAAGGACGCCTCCGGTCGGCGCTACCGGGTCACCGGCTGGGCGCTCGACGACGTCGTCGAGCCCGCCATCCGTGGCGCCGTCGACACGGCCGGTCGCCCCATCTGGGCCGACCTCGCCTCCGAGCAGGAGAGCGACCTCTTCACCTCCGGTCGGCTCCTCGGCCGCCGCGGCTTCTTCGGTGAGGGTGTCGCCACCCCCGACCTGACCACCACCGTCGGCTTCGGCGGCGACTGGGGTCAGACGGCGTGGGGTGTCGTCGGCGGCATCAGCTACCGGATCTCCACCGAGGCCTCGGTGACGATCAACGGCAGCCTCGTCTCGCTGTTCGAGCACAACCTCGTCGCGGTCCTGGCCGAGGCGGAGTACGGGTGGCTCGTCAACGACACCGCGGCGTTCGTCGAGCTGACGAACACCAACAACAGCCCGATCACCTCGTCGTGATCGAGCTGGCGTGCGCTGCTCCGATCGTCCGGGGGCCCCGCAAGGGGTCCCCGGCGACGGGGTCGGTGACCGGATGGGGCCGGCACTACCGCGCTGGCGAGCCGCCATGCGATGCATGCGTGGCAGCCAACCGAGCGCACAAGGCGCCGCTGGCGAGGCGGTGGCGCCAAGGCCACAACGAGGCGACGCGCCGACACAAGCGCGAGTACCGCCTCCGCCACCCCGACCGAGTCCGTGAAGCCAACCGGCGCTTCCGACAGGCGAACACCGAGTATCTCCGCGAGTACCTGCGTGCGTGGAAGGCCGCCAACCCGGAGAAGGTGGCCGCCTGGCACGTGAACCGGCGAGCCCGCATGCGCGGCGCCGCTGTCATCGAGTTCAGTCCGGAGGAGCTGGCCGCGAGGCTCGCCTACTTCGGCCACAGCTGTTGGATGTGCGGCGAACCCGCAGAGTCCGTCGATCACGTCAAGCCGCTGGCCAGAGGCGGAGCACACATGCTCTGCAACCTCAGGCCAGCGTGCGTGTCGTGCAACTCGGCCAAGGGTGCGACCTGGCCGTTCGCGACATGAAGGTTCTGGGTGTGACCCCGTTGTACCCGCCGTTCTCGCTGGTCGGGGCGTGGCTCTCCACCCACGAGTGCCTCCGTCACCTCGCCGCTCGTGGCCACGAGGTGCACGTCCGCACCGTGTTCAGCAGCATCGGCTACGACCACGACGGAGTCGAGGTCCTCGGCCGCCACGACGGTGTGGTGGCCGGCTACGACGCCGTCGTCTCCCACCACGGCGACACGACGTCACGCACGGCGTGGCGGTGCGCACGGCGGGGGATCCCGCACGTGCTCATGGTCCACGGGCCCGCGGACGACGTCGACCACGCCGGGCCGATCGTGTGGAACTCCGAGGCGTCCCGGGCCGGCCGATCTGGCATCGTCGTCCGGCCACACGTCGAGCCCTCCGAGTACGCCACCACCCCGGGCGACATGGTGACGCTCGTGAACACGTCGCAGGCGAAGGGCGGCGACGTGTTCCGCCTCCTCGCCGCCGCGATGCCCGACCGGCGGTTCCTCGGCGTGCAAGGCGGCTACGGACGCCAGCTGAAGCCGAGAGGCCCCAACAGCGAGTTCATGCCCACCACGCAGCACATGCGCGACGACGTCTACAGCCGGACCCGGGTGCTGCTCATGCCGTCGATCGCCGAGACGTGGGGACGGACCGGCATCGAAGCCATGTGCTCCGGGATCCCCGTCATCGCACACCCGACACCTGGCCTGGTCGAGTCGCTCGGCGCTGCTGGGATCTTCGTCGACCGGAACGACCTCGCCGGCTGGGTCGGCGCCATCCGTTCACTC